TCTGCATTGGCTAGTGAAGTAGGTGCTGACGATCCAGTAGATCTTTTAATTCTTAGGGTGTTTGCCATTTAAAAGTTTCCTCCGTCTACGAGATTTTCAACGGTGCGAGTTTGATCTGCTTTAAATGTACCACTAGATGAATCAAAATACACTACTGAATTGTTGACTTTGTTGGAATCATTTAAGTTTGTTCCAGTGGTACTAAACTGTGGACCCTGTGGCCCTTGAGTTGCAACTGTAACAACATTAGTATCACCATTAACGGTGACGGTGTTTCTTTCAGTTGTAATGCTGACTGAAGTCATGTTGTTGTATAACCCTCACTCATATATATTGTACCTTCTAAATAATATTCTTTAGACCCTGCACCATCAACTATTAACACGTCATATCTTAAAATATCAGGAGTAAATGTAGCAGTCTGTACATCAGTAAGACTAATACTGACAGATCCAGCAGATCTATCTGTATAAGAAACAGCAAAATCGGCATACTTTGTGGTGCGTGTTTGCTCCCAAACCTGTGCTGCTACCGTAAATCCAGTTAAATTTATTGCAGCATTATTAGAATCTTTAAAAATAAGCGGAATTGTATGATCCGATCTTCGTTGGAGCGTAAAATTGTATATACCAGGTTCGATTGCCATAATTAAAGTTTAATAACGTACATCAAAGCTACGTTACGGGGTCTAGTTTCACTACCTCCCGTATTATTTATACTAATTCCAACTGTGCCAGACATTGATAAGTTACCACTATTTTGTACAACCCCACTAACAGTACCACTATTGTTATTTTGATAGCCAACTTGGTAGCCTTGCCCAGAACCTAATGTAACACCGACTCCTCCAACAACACCGTTAAGGTTTAACTTTCTAATATTGTGACTATGGTTAGCACCTGAAACCGTAATACTATTGTTACTGTAACTGTGATTATGTGATGTAATATCTCCTGACTGTCCAGTGCCAATACCACGGCCTTGATCTCTTGTTGAGTCGGTAGTATTACTTGCCCATCCTCTTACAAATTCTCCTCTTAAGTCTGGAACATTAAAGTTATTACCTGATCCACCATATTTGTACTGAATTACATTAAACAACTCAGTATTAGCAGCTAATGTTTTATTTAGTGATTGACCATTACATTCAACATATCCACTAGGTATTACATTTTCTGCCATACAAAAAACAGCACCAACGGGTACACTACCAAAAGTTTGAAATGATAAAACACCCGATCCATTGGTTTGAAGTACTTGCCCATTAGTTCCGTCTACTGGTGCAGTAAAAGTTATATTACTACTTACTGTTGCAGGAGCTTGTAATCCTATGTAATGACTACTATCTGAATCTCCAAGTCTTAAATCTCCTCTTAATCTAAGTGTTAAACCACTAGCATCAATAATTGCTCTTTCTACTCCTGCACTGGCAAAACCAAGAGTATTTGCAGAATTACGAAACATTCCTGTATCGGTATCTGTATCAAAAGAATATGCAGGACTACCATGAAGAGATCCATCATCACCTAAAAGTGGACCTGTCATCGTTCCACCTGATTTAAGCAGTAATCCCAAATTTGCTTGATCTAAATTACCTACTTCATAAAATGTTGCTGCACTACCAGAAGTAGGATCTGCTTGATCTCCTCCACTTGTTGCTCTTATTAATAATTTTTTAGGAGTTGTAGAATTATCTGCTATAAATTCTGCTGGTAAAATTGTTCCTGCGGAACTTCGTGGCCCAAAATTATTGGCAGCAGTAGCTTTTACAGTATCTTCCATGTCTTCTCGGACAACTTGCCCAGAAGCATTAGCTATATTTTTATCGCCTCTCTGAAATGTAGACATTTAAAAAATACTTTCTTTCATATTACACCCCTTTACCGTAACCGACAGCCTGGAAAGTAAAGTCTTTGTTTACAGGATTGTTAGAAGAATCTAATATTTTTATTGTAAATCCTGTGCCACTAACTCCTGATAGCACAAAATATTCACCACTCGCAGCACCTACTATTGTAATCCCAACTGAAGGTGGGTAAGCATTAGTTCCTCCTAGTGTTGACGTTCCAGTGAAGAAAGGTTTTGCAAATGTAATTGTTTTTCCTGAAGCAGAAGTTCCTGAAGATATAGGAGTGGTTCTGATAATATTTCCTGTATCTATGTAAGCTCTTTCGGTTCTTGCTTCAAAAGCAGCCGTAACTCCAAGTTCTTGAACAGAAATATTATGTGCAACAGACTGAGATTTTAAAGTGCATCTAAACTTAAAACCTCTTCCTTTATATGTACCATTTGCAAAAGTTTGAAATCCTGAATAAGCTGGAGAACCAGAACCAGGATTATCTTGGGTTATATTTACAGATAAAGAAGCACTTACATCATCTATAGCTGGACCATCAAAATTACCGTTTGTTGCATAGTCATCCCATAAAGTTCCTGCTGGTATAAGACCGTCAATAGTATTTGCTGCTCCAACTGTAAATCCAATAGCTTCTACAAGTCTTTTTAGATTTACGGAATATACTCCCTCTAGGTCCATAGTTACTGCAAAATCATATGTACCTGTTAAATTTGTTGCTGGATTAGTTAATTGAAGTCCACCACCAACTACTGAAGTATTAGTTTTTGTACCGCCAAATGCAGTTGGGTCAGTATCTTCTCTATCAGTTAATATTTGTTGACTGTCTATTAGGTCAGGTAAATCAATAATTACACTTGTTGCATTTTCACTAAACCTACCTCCATCATCTTGGAACTTTAAAATATATTCCCCTTCTAATGCTGGAACGTCTGCCAAAGTACTGTTTCCAGCAATAGCTGGTATTAGATCTACAGAGTTTTGGAATGTTCCCGATCCATCAGTCTTAGTACTGTGTCTTAAAAATACTCTTCCACCGTGAATAACATCTGGATCTGTTGATAAATCCCATCTAAGTCTTACTGATTTATTATCTAATGGTTCGTATGATAAATTTTGAACCGCACTTGGTTTTGCAGTTTTACCTTGTGCTGTAAAAGTTATATTACTGGCCTCAGAAGATAGTTGTAATGCAGCATTGTAAGAATAAACTCTTATTTCATAAGTTCCTGCTTGGCTATTAAGTATTTCAATATCAGGTCTAAATACAGTTTCACTTGTCCAGTTAGCATTACCAAATCGGTACTGAACAAGATATTGACTAACTCCTGTTCTAACTTCCCAAGAAGCAATTATTTTTGATACCGCTAAGTTATTAATAACAACAACTCTTTCTAAAGCACCCAATCCACTGGGAGGTGCTTTTAATGAATTTAATAAAGATATATTTCTAGGAGGTAAGCTAATACCTTGTTCAATATTGGTATATTTACCAGCTACATAAGTTAAAGCTGTAATCGCATAATTTATACCATCTTGCTCTTCAATACTAATTACTCTAAAAGTCTGTGGTTTTACCGCACCAGTTTGCCCAGGAGTTGATGGCTCACTAGATAGCATCCAAATTGCGTTTACATTAGGAGCAGAACTTAATGCTGTTGTTAGGTTTATTACACCTCCTGTTACTGTGCAACCTATTTCTTCTACATCACCGTCAGGTAAAATTACAGAACATTTTTTATTTATTCCTGAAAAACCAGATAAATCTTGATCGTTGTCTACTGTTATAGCAGTTGTAGTGGCTGACTTTATTCTTCCTGATCTTCTAGATATACTTCTTACTGGATCGTTTATTTGTATAACACTTCCAGGTCTTACGATTGCTCCAGCATCTATTGATGTTGTAAAACTAACTACTTCACTTTCTTGTTGCTCACTAAAAAGAACAGCTTTTCCTAATCTTTGAGCTTGAGCACGAGAAGTACAAGCAAAAGCTTTTATCCTTTTGACGACTTGACCTATCTTGGACTGAGCTACACTATCTTCTACAACTTCATAATCTATTTCTCTACTATCCATGTTGAAGTAACTAACACTTACAACAGAATGTCGTTGTCTTAAACTACTTCCAGAATAAGAAAAACCACCTTCACCTACGTTTGCCAAACTAAATAAATAACTAGGATCTGTTGGTTTATCTTGAGCAAGAGTTATTGTTCCTGTTTGCCAAATAGGAAACGCTCTCATAACACCTGCAAGCTCATTAATAACACTAAAAGCTTCTGCTGTACCTTGAATACTTACGTTACAACTAAATCGTGCTTCTGAATTTCCATCATCATCAGTAACCAGTTCGTTGGCATAGCTAGAAGCATTAAAGTAACCAAATAAATCTATATTTTCATATAAATCTGAGTCTGAAGGACTAGCAGAATTATAATTTGGAGCAATTTGATCTCCTAATCCATACCGATGGTTAGTAATAATATCTAGTAATATCATTGCAGGACATGAGCACCAAACAGCAGCCCCCATCGTTCCAGCAAACACATACCCTGAAGGGTAAACTATCCTACCTGTTACATTATCTACAGTAGGAGTTCCAGAACTATTTGCACCTGCTCCTGGGATTCTTACTTTTATTCCACGAATACGAAAAGCTCTTTGAGGTACTGAACTGAATTGTGAAGAACTTAGTCTTAAAGTTGAATATGCACAGTTCGGATATGGTTTAGCATCATCTACAACTTCTTCCATTCTGGTAACACTAAATGTATCTTGTATTTCATCTGGGTTGCTGTCGGCTGTTACTCTTAGAACTCTTATTTTTGCTTGACTGTAAGTACTAGGAAGATTTATTCGATATTCTTTTGAATATGGATCGGCACTTCTACCTTTTATCGTGTCTGTTACTCTATCTACAAAAGTACCGTTATCTATTTGTCTTTGAATTTTTAAAGTAACTTCTGTTCCTAAAATATCTCCATTAGTTTCAAATTTTTGTAATGCCCCAAAAGTAACAGTTACTTCTACCGCATCTTTACTTGCATTAAGGTTTGGACTATCAGCAGGACCAGGACTAGCAGCACTTGTTACGGAATTTGTATGGCTAGGAGTAATCGTTGTTGTTTGTTTTGTTAATACTTGATTATCTACATTAGCAACAGCAGTTTGGTTAGACGTTCCAAACTTAGGTACAAACGTAACGTCTTGATAGCTGTAGTCAGTTGCACTTAGGTTATTTAACTTTGCAATATAATCAGCATCGCTTAAAGTTGGCGATACATTTAATACTGAAGTTTGGTTTAAAAATATATCTGATAAACAAGCTTTATTATAATTAGCATTGTTTTGGGCAATACCTCTTTTAGAGGGTGTAGCAAAACCTTCTATTTCTCCTTCAGAAATTAAATCTTGAACTGTTGCAAAATCCTTACTGTTTAAAGTATCTTCTGCTCTTACTGGTTCTCTAGGTTCGGGTGGTCCTTTTGCTCCTCTAATTATTTTTGACATAAGTTACTCCGCTAATATTTGATGTGTGTCGATACCTGCTGATATTACAACTGATCCAGTTACGATTTCTCCGTAACATAAAGGTATGCTAGTACCTGCCCGTGATGTATTCTGCACTCCAGAAAAGCTGAATGATATGCGTGGATCTTCTTCATTACTAAAATCTGGCAGTTTAGGTAAAGGAAATAGCATATCAGACACTCCACTTAAAACTAAGGCAGAGCCTATACCAAATGCAGCTTTTGTCATTCCACCTGCTGCTGC